AGTTTTTGTCGAGAATTACATTGAACTTCCCGACGAAAAAGTTGATCTTGTAGATGGTCTACAAGCACAACTCAATAAAATGGAGTCTAAACTCAACGAATCAATTGAAGAAAACGTTGGACTTTCTAAGAAAGTTGGCGGCTATATTAAGAATGGGATTGTGACAGAGATTGCAGAGGGCTTAAGTCTCTCTCAGAAGGAGAAACTAGTCTCCCTCGCAGAAGCTGTTGAGTTTGAAAATGAAGAAGCTTTTAAAGCAAAAGTTTCTACTTTACGTGAGTCATACTTTTCTACAAAGCCTGAGAAGACTACGGTCACTGAGGATGTCCAAGTAGAAAACGCTCCTGAAGCAGGTAGTTCTATGGATGCATATTCACAGGCTATTGCTAGATGGGCAAAAAAATAACATATCCACATTCAAAAAAATTCGGAGTTAGTTAACTAATGTTTAACGCAGAATCACTCCAAGAGAAGTGGAACCCTATTCTTGAGCATTCAGAGCTCGATCCTATTAAGGATACCTATAGAAAAGCGGTTACCTCAGTCCTCTTGGAAAACCAAGAAAAATTTCTGAAAGAAGAGCGTGGCCTCGTAACTGAAGCAGCACCTACCAACTCACTTGGTGGCACTGGATATTCAGGCGGTAGCACAGCTACAGGTCCTGTTGCAGGTTTCGACCCAGTTCTTATTTCACTCATCCGTCGTAGTATGCCTAAGCTTATTGCTTATGACATCTGCGGAGTTCAACCAATGACAGGTCCTACTGGACTTATCTTTGCGATGAGATCCACGAAGGGTACAAACAGAGACATCAACAACAGTGCAGTTGAAACATTCTTCAACGAAGTTGATACAGAGCATTCATCTGAAAACAGTGCTAATGGTTTAGCATCTAACACTCAGACTGGATCAAACCCAGGTTTACTTGCAGACGCTGCTGGTAACTACACCATCGGTGGTCAGGGTATGACTACTGCTCAGTCTGAAGCATTAGGCGACGCAGCTAACAACCACTTCAACGAGATGGGATTCTCGATTGAGAAGGTTACTGTTACTGCTAAGTCACGTGCTTTGAAAGCTGAGTACAGTTTAGAGCTTGCTCAAGACCTTAAGGCTGTGCATGGATTGGACGCTGAGTCTGAGCTTGCAAACATCCTATCAACAGAAGTCCTTGCTGAAATCAACAGGGAAGTTGTTAGAACTGTTTACAAGATCGCTAGACCTGGTGCTCAAAACAATACAGCTACTGCTGGTACTTTCGACCTTGACGTTGATAGTAATGGTAGATGGTCAGTTGAGAAATTCAAAGGATTACTTTTCCAGATCGAAAGAGATATGAATGCCATCGGGCATGAAACTCGTCGTGGGAAGGGCAACATTCTCATCTGCTCTGCTGATGTAGCATCTGCTCTCTCAATGGCTGGAGTCCTTGACTATTCATCAGGCATCAACGGTGCTGTAGGTGGACTAGGACAAGTTGATGACAACTCATCTACTCTAGTTGGAACTCTTAACGGAAGAATCAAGGTCTATGTTGACCCTTACTCAGCAAACGTAAGTGACAATCACTTCTATGTTTCTGGATACAAAGGATCATCTGCATATGACGCAGGATTATTCTACTGTCCTTACGTGCCTCTACAAATGGTCAGAGCCGTAGGTCAGGACACCTTCCAACCAAAAATCGGGTTTAAAACTCGTTACGGAATGGTTGCTAACCCATTTGCTGAAGGTCTTACACAAGGTGTAGGTGCTCTCACAGCTAATGCTAACCGCTACTACAGAAGGGTCAAGGTAACAAACCTAATGTAAATCGTATCACGATATACACACCAAGAGACCCTACGGGGTCTCTTTTTTTATGCTAGTATACCTAAATATTCATGTAGAATAGGTATAGCCATGAACGGTAGGCTTAATAAAGTTGAAATGACTTCTAAACTCATGCAACTTAAGAGGGAACTACATTACAAATGTGAGATTGGAGAAAAAGGTAAGTGGGAATGTATTGGTGCAGACCTTTACTTGAATAAAGCACTCGACGTACTAGACGAATATTATATGTAATGCTACAATGGACACATGACAGAAGAAATGATCAAGAGGATCACCTACACAAAGGAGGAGGTCGATAGGATGATTGCTCACGCAGTCGAGATTGCAGTTGCTGAGGCACGTGCAATTGATGAAGAGTCGATGCGTAAGCATAATAGAGAAGCAACTATTATTAGTATGATCTTAGGTTTCACTGCGCTTGCTTTATTTGTTGACGGTCTGTTAAGAATTTTAGGAATCATCCCACCATTTATGAATATTGATGTTGATATTATAGATCAGATTGTAGAGAGGGTAGAGCATGATGTTATACCACAGGTTGAGAAGTATAAGGCATATATACCACGGATATAAATATGTTAAGCAAGGATTATAGACTTAGACTGTCTGTTATTGCCTGTAAAACTAAACTTAACAGGGAAGTCAGTTTGAATGATAGGATCTGGGCTCAAAAATTAGTTGAGCATAACAATAGTGCCAGAGGTATTTGGGAGAGATTAACTTATGACTACTTGGAACAAACAAATAGAGAATAGGAATTTCCTATCTCCTATAGGATTCAAGTTTGTGCTTGCTAGGTATCCCAAGGTGGCATACTTTGCACAGACTGCTAATATTCCTAACATGACTCTGAATATTCAGAATCAACCTACTCCATTCAGGGGTCTACCCATGGAGGGATTCATTGAATATGAGCCTCTTAATCTTACATTCATAGTTGATGAGGACTTAGAGAATTATTTGATACTACACAACTGGATACGTGCACTAGGTACTCCTGATGGTGGTAACGAGAGAGCAGAGTTTAGATTAAAGATGCAACAGTTGTTTGGTAACAACGATCTATATGCTGATGCTACTCTAATGGTACTTAATAGTAACTTCCAGCACAACTTTGATGTAGTATTTGAAGATCTAATACCTACAGGGTTGAATGCATTGGAGTTTAATGCTACAGTAGATGGTACTGAGTATGCTATGGCACAGGTATCATTCAGATACTTAGCAATGCAGATAAGGACTAAGGAGACATCCGTACGTAATAAGAAATTAGAATGAATCTTGAGAAAATTGAGGAGTTATGGTCTAAGGATGCTGAGAAATTCTTTGATCATAGGGAATTACCAGAGTTGCTTGCCAACGATAGTATGGAAACCCCTAGACTCCATGCAAAGTATTTGCAATTACACAATGAATTTAAACTTATGCTCTCTGATGCAGAGACTAAGGGAAGGAAATTGTACAAAGAGAAGTGGGAATATTATTCTGGCAAGGCACCGTCAAAAGTATACGCAGAGAAACCTTTTGATCTTAAGTTATTGAAGACAGACGTACATATCTACCTAGATGCTGATGAAGATCTCTGTAAAAACAGACAGAAAGTAACCTACCTTGAAACTTGTATAAATTCTATTGATAGGATACTTAAGGAGATCCATAATCGTGGGTTTGCTATTAAGAATACTATTGAAATTGTCAAATATTATGGTATTAGATGAATTACGGAAAACTATATCAAGTTGCCGAGTTTAACGACGAGACAGTTGATAAAATTAATGAGATCATATCATCTACTAAATTGACATGGGAAACAGGTGTACTTCAAAACAATGAGCTATCAGAAACTAGAAAAACTGATATAACATGGTTAGATGACCCTGAGTTACTTGAAGGGATGTTGTCTATGGCACAGGAAATCAACCAAGCATGTGGTTGGAACCTAGATATAGACTCTGTAGAGCCAATACAACTAGGACACTATGGTGTAGGTGGCTTTTATGACTGGCATTTAGATCAGCATAATACTATTACTAACCCCAATGGTACCGTAAGAAAGATCAGCATGTCATACATGTTGAATGATGATTATGAGGGTGGAGAATTAGACATAGAGATAAGAAAACCAGGTGATAAGGGTGGTCGTCCTCGTTACGACTCTTTCAAACCCATGCCTGGTGTTTCTGTCTTCTTTGAGTCTACTGCATATCATAGAGTCAGACCTGTTACCCAAGGAACACGCAAATCATTGGTGGCTTGGTTTAATGGACCTCCGTATAAGTAAGAAGAATGAAGTCTATCTTAAGGTAGAAGGTGAGCAACATCTCCACAAGGAGTTGAGTGAGCATTTCTGTTTTGAGGTACCACACGCAAAGTTTACTCCTGCATTTAAACGCAGAGTCTGGGATGGTAAGATAAGACTGTACTCTCCTGGAACTGGTGAGTTATATGTTGGTCTCTATGAGTATCTTACAGACTACTTAAAGTCTAAAGGATACAAATATGAGGTAGTCGCAGATAAATACTTTGGCAGACCAGACGAGGTAGATGAATATGTTACACCTCAAGGCACAGCAGCTTTTATTCGTGCTCTTAGGCTTCCATTTAAGATCAGGGACTACCAGCTCCGAGGAGTTTACCAGGCGCTTAAATTTCGTCGCAAACTTCTATTATCCCCCACGGGTTCAGGAAAATCCCTAATAATATATGCTTTAGTACGTTGGCATCTATTACAGAAGAGAGAAATATTAATTATAGTACCTACTGTATCTCTAGTAGAGCAGTTGTATAAAGATTTTCGTGACTATGGTTGGAATCCTAGTCAAGTCCATAAGATAGTAGGAGGAGAGGAGAAGTATGTCGATAATCCAGTCGTTATTAGCACTTGGCAGAGCATTTATAAGGAACCCAAGAAGTTCTTTGAACGTTTTGATGTCGTTATCGGGGATGAAGCACACCTGTATAAGGCTAAATCACTCACTGGTATCCTTACGAAGTGCCATGATGCAAAGTATAGGATAGGGTTAACAGGTACGCTAGATGGTATGGAGTCACACCAATTAGTCCTTGAAGGATTGTTTGGTAAGGTTGATAGGGTGACAAAGACTATAGATCTTATGAAGGAAGGGCATCTAACACCACTCAAGGTGAGGATATTACTACTCAACCATGGGTATGTACCCTTCGATTACTATCAACAAGAGATGGAATACCTATGTATGCACACCAAGCGTAGTAACTTCATCACTAATCTGGCACTAGATCTAGAGGGAAATACTCTTGTGCTCTTTAATTACATAGAGAAGCACGGAGAACCGCTATGGGAAATGCTAAATAATAAGGTAGATAAAAATCGTAAGATTTTCTTCATACATGGCGGTGTAGATGCTGTAGAGAGGGAAGAGGCTCGTAACATTTGCGAAACTCAAAAAGATGCTATAATATTAGCATCATACGGAACCTTCTCAACTGGTATCAACATCCGTAATCTTCATAATGTGATCTTTGCATCTCCTAGTAAGTCTAGGGTGAGGAATTTACAGTCTATCGGACGTGTATTGAGGAAGGGAGACAATAAAGCACAGGCAATTCTATATGATATTGCTGATGACTGCTCTAGAAACTCTCAGTACAACTATACTTACAAGCATCTGGTAGAGAGGATGAAAATATATGATGAGGAGAAGTTTGATTATGAAATCACTAAAGTCAATCTTAAAAAATGACAATTAATTATATCAAACACGAGCAAGAATTTTTTGGTGTAATTAAGTTACGTTCAGGTGAAACTGTACTAGGATCAATGATTGCATCTGAGGATGATGTGCAACCTGGTATAACAAAGATCTTTGTAACTGATCCAGCTTCACCACAGCAACACCCAGTAGAGAAAGAAGGACAACCAGGAGTAGCGATAGGTTTAATCAAGTGGATGATGTTTTCAGATGAAGACTTTTATATGATTAGTGAAGAGGACATATGCACGGTTGCACCCATGTCTATGGAATCTATACTGATGTATAAGTTGTGGTGTAGGAAAGAGAAGGGTGGTAATAAGACTGACATAGAGATACCAGTTAATCCTCAAATGGGGTACGTAGGTAAAGTATCTGAGGCACGAAAGAAGTTGGAAGATTTCTGGCATCGCACTCAAACTTGACAACATATCCTTAACAGCATATAATGAATCAGGTGAGTTAATCATATGGCAAAAGTAATGGCTTCTAAACGGAAACAACATTACGTTGATAACAAGAAGTTCCTGGAAGAGATTACAAAGTATCGTCAGGAAGTTGATTCAGCGAAATTAAATGACAAAGAGAAACCTCGCATCACGCATTATCTTGCGGAGTGTTTCTTAAAGATAGCAACACATCTATCTTACAGACCAAACTTCATCAACTACATGTTTAAAGAGGACATGATATCTGATGGAGTTGAAAATTGTGTACAGTATATTGATAACTTCGATCCAGCTAAGTCGAAGAATCCTTTTGCTTATTTCACACAGATAATTTACTATGCTTTTCTTAGACGTATAGCGAAAGAGAAGAGACAGATGGATATAAGAGACAAGTTAATAGAGAAGAGTGGATATGAAGCAGTCTTCCACTCAGATAGTAAGGATGATCATTCAGAAATGAATAGCATCAAAGGACGTATTGAAACTAATATGCGACAGTGAATTTATTTTCTATACCTGTATATAAAGGGCACTTAGATCAGTCCTTTAATATACCTGACTTGTGGAGTGGATTGAGTAAAGGTGTCTGGTCTGGTGAGACTGGATATTCCACAGCACAGAGTGATCTAATGTTATGGCATAGTGTCCCAGAGGTGGGTGATCTTATTGAGGGGTTGTTTCCTTATGTAATAAAGTATTGGGAGACACTAGGGTATGCACCTGCTAGGATAGAACCAACTGCATCATGGGCTAATTGGCATGAGGTAGGAGACCAGACTCATGAACATGCTCATTGTGATGGCACTAGACAAACTCATGTTGCTTCAGTATTCTATATGGAGAAGCAAGAAGGAGGAGATATAGAATTGATCAACCCATTGGATTATATCCATAGGTTAACACCACTTGCCAAAGACCATGGTGATATGCTAATGTCAGAAAGTATCAGCTGTGTCACTGGAGATTTCCTTTTGTTTCCAGGATGGATGCGACATAGGACACAGCCTGCTACAACAACACGCAAGGCAATAAGCATAAACTTTAACGGATTTCTATGAAAGTCTTACTGATAACTGATCAGCATTTCGGTGTAAGAAATGACAATCTTCATTACGTTGAGAGATATCGAAAGTTTTATACAGAGAAGGTACTACCTACCATTGATAAAGAAGGTATTACTGAAGTACTATGCCTAGGTGACACCTTTGATAGAAGAAAGGGTGTTAACTTCTCTTCACTGGAAGCAGCAAAAGAGATGTGGTTTAGACCTCTACAAGATAGGGGTGTCAAGATGACAATGTTGATAGGAAACCATGACATCTATTTCAAAAATACTCTCCGTGTTAATTCTCCTGAGCTTCTCCTTGGGGAGTTTAATAATATTGAGATCATTTATTGTCCAGGTGAGAGGCTTATAGGTGGTAAGAAGATGATGCTTATCCCTTGGATCTGTGATGAGAATAGGGAAGCAACATGGGAATCAATTCAGGATACTGATGCTGAATATTGCATGGGTCACTTTGAATTGAATGGATTTGATCCTATACCTGGTTTCACCATGACACATGGTGATGATCCAACTCCATTGCAAAAATTTAAAATGGTATGCACTGGGCATTACCATGTTAAGAGTACTAAAGCAAACATTAATTACCTAGGTAACCCTTGTCAGTTGTATTGGAATGATTACGGTCAAGATCGTGGGTTTCATATACTAAATACTTCTACACAAAAACTAAAATTCTACAAGAATCCTTATCATACTTTTAATAAGATCTATTATAATGATGATATAACTCTGTCACCTGTGGCAATCAAGAAACTAGAAGGAACCTATGTTAAATTGATTGTCGAATCCAAGACTGACCAAGTTAAGTTTGACAGTATAGTACGTAGACTACAGGCTGCTGATCTAGCAGACCTAAAGATCATCGAAGACATGTCATATGAGCTAGATGATGTTGATGACGTTGAAGTAGAAGATACATTGACCATACTAGAGCAATGTGTTTCAGAATTTGAGAATAAGGATGATATATTTAAGATACTAAAGACACTTTACATGGAGGCATCGGATGTTTGTGTTACTTGACAAGAGGACAGGTGGGGTCTATGCTGTAAGAGATGATGACCGTAAGGAAAGAGTCGTGCAGATCTTTCTTGACAAGAATGATGCGGTACGTTATTATGATATGCTGTTAGCTGATGACTATCCTAGAAAACTATCTGTCACTGAGATAGAAGAGGATCAAGTCAAGGAAAACTGTACAATGCATGGGTATGCATTCAGTATTATTTCAGAAGATGAATTGGTTGTACCTCCACCCCAAGATGAATGATAATTTTTAATGATATTAAGTGGAAGAATTTCCTATCTACAGGTAACTCTTTCACACATGTGAAAATAACTGACTCTCAATCCCACCTAGTAGTGGGTGCCAATGGCGCAGGGAAATCTACAATGTTAGATGCTCTGTGCTTTGTTTTGTTTAACAAACCATTTAGAAAGATTAGTAAGAGTCAGTTGGTAAATAGCATTAATGAAAGAGAAACGGTTGTTGAAATCGAATTTGTTATAGGGAGTGTAGGATACAAAGTTATTAGGGGGATTAAACCAAATGTATTTGAGATTTATAGAAACGGTAAACTACTTGACCAAGATGCTGCTTCCAAGGATACACAGAAATACCTTGAGCAATCAATACTTAAATTCAACTTTAAGTCCTTCACACAAGTCGTCATCCTTGGTTCATCCACATTTGTCCCATTCATGCAGCTCGGAGCAAGTGTCAGGAGAGAGGTTATCGAAGATCTACTGGACATCCAGATCTTCTCACGAATGAATCTTCTCCTTAAGGATAAGGTAAAGGATGCAAGAGAAATTCTTAAGGACTGTGATCATAAGTTAGCGATGTCCGAGAAGGATGTATCACTACAGAAGAAGACCATTGAACAGATGGAAAAGATGTCTGCAAAGCATACAGGTAAGATGCAAGCAAGAATCTCTGAGATTGATGGTAAGGTTCAAGAAAACTATTCTGAGGTGGAAGAATTCACTAAGAAGATTCATCGAATGCAAGACATACAAGACAAGTATGATGAGATGAAAGACATGAGGGTTAAGATTCAGAGTAATCTTGACAAGGCAGAGAAGGATTTGAAGTTTTATTGGGAGAATGATGAGTGTCCTACCTGTAATCAGATAGTATCAGACAAAACAGCACTGATTGATGGTGCACAGACAAGGAAGGCAAGGTTTTTAAATGGGTTGAATGTAATCACAGACTCACTTAACAGAGGAAACAAGCAGATTAAGGAGTTAAAGGAGTATGCAGACAAGATTAATGCTAGTAATCATGAAGTAAAGGCACTAACAGAAGAGAGAAATAGATTATTTAAGGATATCAATAGAGAGACACCTAACATAGACGCTGAGAAGAAAATATTACAGGAGCATAGGGATAAGAATTTGGCCATTTCAATTGAGTGTTCTGAAGTTAACAAGAATCATGACAATTTAAAGGTGGTTGGTACCTTACTGAGGGATTCTGGGATAAAAAGTAAGATCATCAGCAAATTTGTACCAATTATTAACAAATCCATAAATAAGTACCTACAGAAAATGGATACTTATTTCAACTTCACGCTTGACGATGAGTTTAATGAAATAATTAAGTCCAGATATCGAGATGAGTTCTCCTATGCATCCTTCTCCGAGGGTGAGAAGCAGAAGATTGACCTAGCACTCCTCTTTACATGGAGAGAGATCGCAAACCTCAAGAATTCTGCTGCTACCAACCTCCTCATACTAGATGAGGTGTTTGATTCCTCTTTGGATGACCAAGCAACCGATGAATTACTCAAGATTCTAAGGGGATTGGGTGACAATGTTAATTTATTTGTCATTTCTCACAAAGGTGAGCTACTTCTTGATAAATTTGAGAAAACCCTGAAGTTTGAGAAGCGAGATGATTTTTCCAAACTGGCAGCATCATAGTAAGAAGGCTGCTAAACGTACGCTGAAACCTCAAGCACTGAGATCAGCACGTGACAGACGCAGACACTTAAAGAAGTGTCTACTCGGACCCCCAAAGCACCCTAGGGGGTCTTATACTGTTCATATACACGCAAGGGACTATGCAAAACCAAGAAGTTAAAGGGACTCTCGCTAAATTACTAGCAACAGAGAACATAATCGTAGAGCATAGGAGATGCGAGACAGCACAGTTCGATGTGGACAAGAGAATTCTTACCCTACCTATCTGGGATGCTTCTGATAAGGTATACAACATGCTAGTGGGTCATGAGGTAGGACATGCACTCTATACACCCAACGAAGATTGGTCTTTAGAGCATGATATCCCCAAGTCATACATTAATGTGACCGAGGACGCACGTATTGAGAAGTTAATGAAGCGTAAGTTTCCTGGTCTTACTAAGGATTTCTATAAAGGTTACCAAGAATTAGATGAGAAGGACTTCTTTGAGGTAAAAGACGAAGATATCAGTAAACTAAACCTCATCGATAGAGTTAACCTATACTATAAGATTGGATCATATAATATTATCCCATTTAATGCTGCTGAGGTGCCACTCAGAGACGCTACAGGGGCATCTGAAACATTCTCAGATGCAATAGAGGTAGCAAAGGCAATTTATGCATATGAAAAAGAGAAAAAAGAGGAGGAAAAGCTTGCTAATATCGGTCTTAAGGACGCTACAGAGGGGGTCAATCTCGATCAAACTGAAGGAGATTCCTCTGGAGAGAAAGGTGACAAGGCAGATCAAGAAGGTCAACCACAAAATAGTCAGGAGTCTCCAGAGGAGGATGACGAAGGGAGTGGCCAGGAAAGTGATTCCACTGTTAAGCAAGGTGGTGAGTTTGCTGACCTAGAATCCAAGACTGATAAGGCATTAAATGATGCTGTTAAGGACATGGCACAGCAAGATGGGTCAGTCGAACCAACTTACATGGAAGTTGATGACATTGATATCAATCATCATGTAGTTTCACCTCATAGAGTCCATAAATTAAACCATGAGTATTGGAATTCAAAAAGATTTACTGATCCAGAGGATACACTCTTCTATAAGCACTTAGATTGGAGCACAGTTGATAACGAGTATCGTCAGTGGAAGAGACTAGGGGCAAGAGAAGTAAACTATCTTGCTAAAGAGTTTGATATGAAGAAAGCAGCGAGTGCATATGCAAGAGAGCAAGTATCTCGCACTGGTGTCCTTGATACTACTAAACTTCATCAGTATAAGTTTAACGATGACATCTTTAAGAAGGTAACAGTTAGACAAGATGGTAAGAATCATGGTCTAATCTTCTTACTAGACTGGTCTGGATCAATGGCAGAGGATATACATGACACATACAAGCAGTTACTTTCACTCTGCTTATTCTGTCGCAAGTCTGGTATCCCATTTGAGGTATACGCATTTGTTAATGATGGATCATGGTATCCAGAAGGGTTTACTAGAAGAGATTATGATGACTGGGAAGGTCGTTTGGGTACACTAGCAATACCAGAGCATTTCTTCTTGGTTAATTTACTTAGCAGCAGTCTAAACAACAGACTATTTGATGAGTATGCTAAAGATATCTGGAGAATTACTACCATGATGTCTTGTAGGTATGGATACAGATACAGATACTCTAATGAAGAGCAATGGACTAGACAACAAGAGATACCTGACGCTATTCCATCACATATGAATCTTGGTGGCACACCATTATGTGAAGCGATTGGATGTTTACAAACAATCATCCCTAACTTCAAGAGAAAGACTGGTGTAGAGAAGGTGCACATCAGTATATTATCTGACGGTGAAGCAGCACATCCTGGAATCTGGATGCAGTCTGATTACAATGGTGAGCGTATCTTTAGAGGTAACGTAAGATACTATACTCAGATAAGAGATCGTAAGAATGGTAGGATCTATAAGTATTCTGAGAATGCACCTTTCACAAAGCAACTCTTGACTTATCTTAAGGGTAAGTTTCCTGAGTGTAACTTCCTAGGATTCCGTATCATATCTCAACGTGATCTTAGAAGAGTCCTTGAGAAAGAATTCATTGCCCACCAGTATGGTAATGTTGACTGGAGTCAGAGAGAGAAGGGTGCTGCAAATGTTGAAAAATACATCAGTGTCTATAGAAAGACTAAGTGTGTTGCTGCTAAAGTATTAGGTTTCCAAGAACTTTATTTTATTGCTTCCTCACAACTAAATACAGAGGTAGAATTTGATCCTAAGTCTGATTCTAAAGCAGATATCAAGAGAGCATTCACTAAGTCTCTTAAAGGTAAAGCGAATAACAAGAAGATACTTTCATCATTCATTGAGCAGATAGCATGAATATATTTGCAGTAGATGAGGATCCTGCACTAGCAGCATTCTCTCTACCAGACAAGTACGTTGTGAAGATGCCAGTTGAGACCACGCAAATGATTGCGTTGGTCTTTTCTAAGTGGTACCATAATTATGGTCCTGTATTAAAGGCAGATAACAAACCATATAATGTAGAGAAGGGTGCATTTAGAAATCACCCATGTACTAAGTGGGCAGCAGACAGTGATGATAATTTACAATGGTTATTTCAGCATGGTATCTCACTGTGTAATGAATATACATCACGTTATGGTAAGAAACATGCATGTGAGAGAAGTATTAGACTAGCAGCATTAACTCAAATGCATAATGGATGTCCTGAAAAACATACTCCATTTGTTAGAGCTATGCCAGATGTATTAAAGGATAACAATCGTATAGATACTATCACTGCATACAGAATGTATCTCAGTACTAAGCCATGGATACTAGATAACTATCAGCGTGTGCCAGATAACAAACCGTCATGGCTTCCTACACAACCCCTTGATCTAGGGTTATAATAGTAGTATAAACAAACAAAAGATCAAATGCCATCATTATGCCCAGTGACTACTAAAGACTTAAGAGACTACCTAGTAGGAAAATTCGGTAATCAAGTAAAGACCGAGCAATTATTAGAAGCAGTAGACCATTTTAATGTATCCTACCAGACTGTAACCAAGTATCTCAATGAATTTAAAGTCAAGCGAGGTGCATGGGATCTTACAATGGAAGAAGCTAAGAAGCAATTGGAAAGAACTTTTGAGACACCAGAGGTACCTGCTAATCTAGTACCAAGTAAGGATTCACACTTCGTACCATTTGGTACATTCCCTGACCTTAAGAAAGTATTATCATCTAAGATCTTTTACCCCATATTCATCACTGGAATGTCTGGTAATGGTAAGACATTTGGTGTGGAGCAAGCAGCAGCTCAGACAAAGAGGGATCTAATCCGTGTAAACATTACTATTGAAACTGATGAAGACGATCTTATTGGTGGGTTTAGGCTTGTGGATGGGTCTACAGTTTGGCATAACGGACCTGTCATTGAGGCACTTGAGCGTGGCGCAGTACTCTTACTTGACGAGATCGACCTTGCTTCCAATAAGATTCTCTGCTTACAATCAATACTTGAAGGCAAGGGTGTGTTTCTAAAGAAGATTGGACGTTATGTCCAACCTAAAGAAGGATTCACAGTGGTAGCAACTGCTAACACTAAGGGTAAAGGATCCGAGGACGGTAGATTCATTGGTACTAACGTATTAAATGAAGCATTCTTAGAGAGATTCCCTCTAACCTTTGAGCAAGAATATCCTAATCCCAAGACAGAGATTAGAATGCTCAATAACTATTGTAAAGAGTTAGACTGCTGCGATGATAAGTATATTGCTAACCTTACTACATGGGCAGAGATCATCCGTAAAACTTTCAACGATGGAGGAGTGGATGAGATCATCTCAACACGTAGATTAGTGCACATCATCAGAGCATATGCTATATTCTCTGATAGGGTTAAGGCGATCAAGGTATGCTTGAATCGTTTCGATGATGAAACAAAACAGTCATTCTTAGAATTGTATGATAAGATTGATAACGAGGTTGACATCGAGAACCTTGACAACATTCTAGCCACATGATAGTATAACTGTATGAAATACAGAGAAGACGATACGATCAAGGTAGTACAGGATTATATTTCCTCTACCTATAGATCGCATTACTCAAACGAAGAGAAGGGGGTCCAGACTCTAGACCTCCTTGAGGCGATAGGATCAGCAGAGCACTTCTGTCAGTCCAATATCATTAAGTATGCATCTCGCTACAAGAAGAAGAGTCAGCATAAGAGTGACGTGCTAAAAATCATTCACTATGCTATACTGTTATACTACTTCTCAGGTACATCGTATCCTGATGACCAACCAGATCAACCCCCAACACCAGCAGAATTTATAGATTATGACTAGCAGCGCAATTCAAGACCATGGTCAACAAAGAGCACCCTCCTTTAAAGGGGTGAAGGATTTCCAGACCAACCTACAATTGTCTAAGAAGACAGTTGATCTGCTGAGGAATTTCAGTACCATCAATAAGTCTATTATTATTGAAGAGGGTAAGTTTATTCAAACGATGTCTGTCAATAAGAATATTATTGCGATGTCGGATTGTTCTGAGTTATTCCCTCGTAAGATGTCGATCTATGATCTACCATTATTCTTAGGAGCACTGTCTCTATTCAAGAAACCATGGTTGTTTTTCCCTGATGATAAGAAAGTTATCATTTATGATGAGGACACAAAGGGTAAGACTACATATTACTACAGTGACCCAGACATCATAGTCACTCCACCTGATTTTGATATCGATATTCCAGGTAAGGAATTTCATTTCGATCTTCCTATGCAGGATCTTGATCAGTTGCTACAAGCAGCTAAGGTTTATGGGGTTGAGGATCTATGTTTGTATGGACACGAGGGTGAGTATAGTATTTGCGTAAAGGATAAGAAGAATCAAACGAGTAATGTCTTCTCATTACCAATGAAGAAGGTGACCTTTGAGAATCCTGGTGAAATGACACCAGAGAGACGTAACTTCTGTTATTGTTTCAAGGTAGAGAATCTGAAATTAGTACCAGGTACCTATCATGTAACTGTTAGCACAAAGAGTATTGCTAACTTCTCATCGCTATCACAGTCTGCACTAAACTACTTCGTGGCATTAGAGCCAAACTAAATTATGAGTGATAAACTATTCTTATGGGTTGAGAAGTACCGTCCTCAATCAATAGAGGATTGTATTCTCCCAGAGGAAACTAAGAAGATCTTCCAGGGATTTGTAGAGCAGGGAGCGATCCCTAATCTACTTCTCTCTGGGGGTGCTGGTATAGGTAAAACGACGGTAGCAAAAGCATTATGTGATGAGTTAGGAGTAGATTCATATGTCATTAATGGATCGGATGAAGGTAGATTCTTGGACACTATACGCAATCAGGCAAAGACCTTTGCTAGTACTGTTTCTCTCACTTCTGATTCCAACCACAAGGTTATTATTGTGGATGAGGCAGACAACACAACTCCTGACGTACAATTACTTTTACGAGCGTCGATTGAAGAGTTTCAAAAGAACTGCAGGTTCATCTTTACTTGTAATTATAAAAACAAAATCATAGCACCACTGCATAGTAGGTGCTCAGTAGTAGACTTTAACGTTAAGGGACAATATAAGAGAGCACTTGCTGAAGCATTCTTCCATAGGGTCAAGGTTATACTTGAGATGGAGATGGTTAAGTATGAAGATAAGGTAGTAGCAGAAGTAGTAACAAAGTATTTCCCTGATTTTAGACGGACTCTTAATGAATTGCAGAGATATTCTGCTACAGGTAAGATAGATACAGGTATATTAACGTCAGGTAATGAGTTTAGTATAGAGAAGGTAGTTGGTCACCTTCGTAAGAAGGAGTTTACCAACATGAAGAAGTGGGTGGCACAGAATATGGATAGTGAGCCACAGGTTATCATGAGAAAGATATATGATAGTCTATACAATTATTTTGATCCCAAGTCTATCCCTGAAGCAGTGTTGATTATCTCTGAGTATCAATACAAGTCTTCATTTGTAGTAGATCAGGAGATTAATCTAGTTGCATTTATGACAGAGTTAATGATGAGGTGTGAATACAAATAATGTGGTACGTTATAGGGTGGACAATAGTTACACTGTGGTTACTATCTAAACTCGGTGTATTTAAAAAATGAAACAGAAGGTAGAAGAGTTACCTTTATTTCCAGTCAGGACTTGGCAGTTTAGAGCACCTAAGTCTCTGACTGATTCTGTTGAACTGAAGGTAAGAGATGAGAAATATAAGTGTTACAATGAGGATGGTGGTGTTGGTACATGTGATGACATACATCAAAATCCAGACTATGAAGATCTCTTTGAATGGTTTCAAAGTTGTATAGACACACTACATGCTAAGGAGTGTTGGAATTGTGATCGTCTATTGATTAATAAGGCATGGGTTAATAGATCTGATGCCAAGAGTGGTGATCGTCACCAACCACATAGACATCCTATGTCATTTCTTAGTGGTATTTTTTATATAACTGAAGCATATGATGCACCAACTGTATTCTTAGACCCTCTTGATAAGAGAGAGTGGGCAGGGTTTCATTTGGATGGTGGTATAATAGATAATAAAGTATTTTATCACGGTGGTAGGGGAGGATTAATACTCTTCCCAAGTTGGTTAGTCCATGCTACAGTAGAGAATAATAGTGATGTAGATAGGTTCTCTATCGCACTGAATACCTTTCCTACTGGTGACATTAACTCTGGTGGTTGGGAAAGACCAATGGCAAAGGTTAAAGTAGAAGGATGGAAGGATATAGGACCATTAAATCTTGCTGAATATCAATGAGAGTAACTGAATCACATCTATTCCCAGTAAGAATAAGGGAATATTATAAGCCAGAGGATGATATACATGAGCATTTGATCAAGTATTTTAAGGATTATCCAGCACATCCTAGCAATTTTCCTGAAGGAGTTATAACAAGTAAACCTGATTTGCATAAGTGTGACAATGAACACGTTGTCAAGTTAAATTGGTTCTTTCAGGAGGCACTGGCCGAGTATAGGACACAGTATCAACTATACTGTGATAAACTAGAGATATCTATGGAGTGGTTTAACCTAGCACCTGCTGGTAGTGGGGTAGGACATCCATTACATAGACATCCTATGTCATACTTGAGTGCTGTATACTACCTCACTGAGGGTGCTGATACAGTCTTTGAGGATCCTATGACACCTAGGACATCTGATACACTAGATGTCTTCCAAGAAACCTTAATGCAAGCAAAGTATGGCATCAATGCTGCAATTAAGGCTGAGCCAGGTAAACTTATATTGTTTCCAGCTTGGCTAAAACACTATTCTATGCGACAATTAGATCAGTTTGATCGGTGGACCATTTCATTTAACGTATTCCCCACAGGGAAGGTTAATGTTGGACCATGGGACGCACCACAACTACACGTAAAATTATTATGAAGACACGCAAGACACCACTACGTTATCCAGGTGGTAAATCAAGGGTAGCAAAGGATTTTATCCCTAGATTTCCTAGAGATATCGGTGAGTACCGTGAGCCATTCTTAGGTGGTGGGTCAGTAGCACTATTATTCTCACAGATCTATCCAGACGTACCTGTGTGGGTCAATGATAAATATATTTACCTCTATAATTTCTGGGTGCATTTACAGAAAGAAGGAGACAGATTGTCGGAAGAGTTGGTAAAGATAAAGGAAGATCATTCAACTGAAGACAAGGCTAAAGAGTTATTCAAAGATGCCAAAGACAAAATACACAAAGAAGACCCTTATACTCAAGCTGTTCTTTTTTGGGTGCTTAATAAGTGTAGTTATAGTGGACTTACCGAGAATAGTTCCTTCTCTGCAACAGCATCTAGACAGAATTTTACAACACGTGGTGCCAGGTACTTAGCAGAGATCTCTCAGTTGATACAGAAGTGGAAGATCACTAACCTAGATTACTCTGAGGTTATGAAAGCAGATGGTGACAATGTGTTTCTATTTTTAGATCCACCCTATAAGATAGGTACGTATCTGTATGGTAGCAATGCAGAGTTACATAAGAATTTTAAGCATGAAGATTTCATTGAGAGTTGCAATCTATGTAAGCATGATTGGTTTGTCACTTATAATAATGATGATGACCTGAAGGAAGCATACAAAGATTATCATCAAGAAGAGTTTCAGATCACATATGGTATGAAGCATAGACCAGATAATAAGTTGAAGAAAGAATTGCTAGTAGCAAACTATCCTATTAATTCCTCTCCATTAGAGCAGTTATATGCCACAACATGAGTATCCACTAAAGGATTACCTCAACAGTATCAATTTAAAGCAGGGTAATCTCTCTCAAGATGAGAGAGCAATGAAGAAATACCCTGCTTTTGTTGTCAATAAATGTCTTTCGTCATTTATTGATACTGTGATGCATGCAAATGAGATGAATGCCTCCTCACATTTAGATAACGATCTACAATACCAGTACCTTATACATAGTGTTAGGAAATCTAAGCGATTTTCTCCTTGGGATAAGAAGTCTAAAGACTGTGACCTCGACTTAGTGAAAAGATACTATGGTTATAACACTGAGAAAGCTCAGCAAGCGATGAGAATTTTGACTCAAGATCAAATT